CAATATGGTTACATAGGCGGACAAAATTCAAATGATTGGGGATACTTTAGACTATCAAGGCGACTAACAGGAAATATTTCAGGTAGCTCATCAAATCACTTTACTGTTGCATATAATGCGGCACTTACAAACAAAAACTATGGTTACTTTACTACATCAAGTGTTGATAGTGCAGCCGCTATTGTTGGTACTCAAGCTAATGGCGGCAACAATGGACTAACATTTCCTGCTAACACTTATATAAACAGTATTATCAGTATTACGTGGGGTGGGAATACGTTTTATCAAATAAACTTTAACAACTCATATACAGGTACGCTAGCACTAAGCTCAGGCACAATTGAAGTTCAGTTTGAGCAACCACCTTTTGCTAGACCAGGAGAAACTGTGTTCTCATTTATTGCTGTGCCAGGAGAACGTTCTACGCTAGATTTAAAAGACTTGAAAGAACTTACAAATACACCATTGGGTGGTAGAGGTACGTTTCCAAATGGTCCAGACGTGTTAGCTATTAATGTGTATAAAGTGACAGGTTCAGATATTAATTCAAATATTATTATTAAGTGGGGAGAAGCTCAAGCTTAATTTATTATATAATCAGCAAAATCAGAAAGCGTATCAAACACTATGGTACGCTTTTTTATTTGTTTGTAAGTAAATCTTTTATTAATTAATTCTTCTGTTTCTTTTCCATAACCAGTTCTAACTAAAATAGGTTTTGCACCTATTTTCAAAGATGCTTTTAAATCAGATATTTTATCGCCTACATAATATCCTTGATTAAATTTTACATGCGGAACTTCTTTTTCGCAACGTTTGAACATACCTATATTAGGCTTTGCATACATATCATTCTTTCTACTGCTAGCACTATAATAGAGTCCATCTATACTTTGACAGCCTGCAGAGCCAAATAGTTCAAACATATGCATATGTAATGCATCAACATCGTCTTCAGTAAACAATCCCTTTTCAATACCACCTTGATTTGTAATTATAGCTATTTTATGTCCGTGTTTTCTTAGTCTAGCAATAGCTTCTATACTACCTTCAATAGGTTCAAAGTCTTTGCTTCTATAGCAATAAGTGCCGAGATCTTTGTTAATAACTCCGTCTCGGTCTAATCCTATTACGCACTTGGGAGCAATGTAACTAGGACCTTGATCAAATTCGTCAGTCCAACCTAAATCAATCATCTATTTTTTCTGGGTTTAAATTTTGGCTATCGCCGGGAATAAGTCTATAATTGTCTTCAACTGAGTCAGCTGTACTTACTTCAGTTACAGAGCTCATTGGTTCTATAGCTTCTAGCTGATGTGGCTGTAATGGAGGATTGTGCCATGTGTCGCCTTCTTTCAATTCTTTTTCAAAAAGTTTTGCATCTTTTGTATCAATCCAGCGTACTATGAATCGTCCGTTATTTACAAACCAAGTTTCATCTTTTTCTTTATGGAAATGCATACTAAACTTTGCACCTACTTTTTCAAATACCATTATTTTACCACAGTATTTGTCGTTAGTTGCCCAAATAAGTTCATATCCCCAACCCTTTGTAACTTTTCCTTGTAATCTACTCATTAATATTCTACCTCTATAGGTTTTTTAAAAGTTGGATCAAATACGTTCCAACTCATTGTTATCCTTTCGACATCACTCTTAAACGGATAAACTTGATGTCTCAAATTATTAGGAAATAGATAAAATTTTCCTGTTTGTGGAATTACTTTGTATGATCCTGAGCCATAATCTCCGTGCAACCATTCTAACTGACCAGGGCATCTTAAATTTGAATTTATCGGATATGTTTCTGGTTCTTTAGCTATTTCTTCAGGCACACTTACCATAATTATTCCACTAATTTTTCCAGTATGCTGATGAACAGGATTAAATTCATTTGCTTTCATATAATTGAACCAAGGACCTCTTCCTACACTAAACTGTAAACTATCCCAATCAGGTTCATCAGGAATATCATTTAACCAAGTATCTTTAGTAAGTTCGTAGTTCCTTGTATGTTCAGCCTTCATATATGTTTTAACATGTGGCCATATTAATTCTATAAAATATTCCGAGTCGCTTTCTTCGTATGGGATTTCAACCTGTTTTTCGATGTTACCAGCTAGTCCGTCAATTTCTATTGGTTTTTCGTTTGAGGATCTAACAGCATAATCTTGCACCCATTTTAATTGTTCATCAGTTAGGGTTGATTCATATATTAAAGGAGCAAACGGAAGAATTATATTATAGTCATCTTGATTAATTATCATTGATATAATCCTTTATATTTTTCCAATCCATATCTATTACACTATTTAATTTGTCTAAATTTGCACAAGTGTATTTTTGATATTGATTTTTTATATTTTCTGGAATTGGAATATATTTAATTTTAGCATTATATTTTTTAGCAATAGCTTGGGCCACAGTTTCAAAACTTTCTGCTACTCCAGTGCCTACGTTGTAAATGTTACTTGCATCTACTGTAAGCATCTTTTCATGTACTTTGCATATATCTTCAACACATACAAAATCTCTTTTGTAGTGTTCACTAAGTTGAAAAACTTTTATAATGCCATCTTCTTGTGCTTGTTTTGTAAATTTAGTATATGGCGAAGCTTGATCGCCTTTTTCGTTTTCGCCTGGACCATATACATTAAAATATCTAAATCCTTGCACAAGCACATTGAAGTCATCTTTATGCTGTGTTACAAATCTGTCAAACAAATATTTGCTCCATGCATAAGGACTTTGCGGTAATAAACTTCCGTCTTCTGTAAAATGTGTTGTAGGACCATATACACTTGCACTTGATGCATACTGAAAATTAGTACCATAGGTTTCACAAACCTGCAAAAGACGCATGCTATATTCAAAATTTTGCTCTAGTATTTTGTCTACATTGGTATATGTCGTGCTAGTAATAGCACCAAGATGTATTACCCAATCATATGAGCTAGGATCAGGCACAGCGTTATCTACAAATTCCCAACCTTCAACATCGTGCCCATGCGTAAACAAATAATTAGACAAGTTTTTTCCGATAAAACCTTTGTAACCGGTTACTAGTATTCTCACTTAATATTCTCCAGCACGTTCAGTCCAAGTTTCTAAATATTGGATATCATCATTAGTCATCATTTTTTGCCATCTTTCGTCATGTCCAAAAGGAAAATAGTTTAAATTGAGTACAATACGTCTATCTTCATCTGTACAAGTTGCTCCTGCATGCGGAATGTTACTCGGAAACATAACCATTCTGTTTTCTACTGATTCGACTTTTGTGCCATCTTCAAAGTACGTATATCCGTTGTTAGTATTGATGTAATATATTGCAGTCATTGATCCTGGAACCATTACATCTACATGCAATCCAGTTTCATAATGTTCTGCTGTTTTTTGATTTAAATTGGCCTTAATTCTAAGAATACCAGCAGGTTGTAAAAAATTTAAAATAGGATACATTAGTGAAAATCTTTCTGGTGTAGTAGCTTGCATACCTTGAATATGAAAAGTATGTACAAACTGACAAGCAGGATCTTTATAATCTCTAATACCTTTTCTAAATTGCCAATCAAACTGATCATGCATTATAGCTTCTTTTATTCCTGTGAATTCTTCTGATGGCAATACATCATCAATAGTTATATGTCCAGTCAAATAATATCCTTTATAATTTGTGAGGTGGAATATCCTTCCACCGTAGGTATAATACGCACTTCTGCCAAATCATTACCTACTACAGTTTTTTCTGTATAATCGCCGCCTTTAACAATTATACTGGGTTGAATTGATTTTATTAGTTCGTAAGGAGTATCTTGATCAAAAACACGTACCTCGTCAACCCAAGGTAGCATAGCTAATTGTTCTGTTCGTTTATGCAAATTATTAATAGGACGATCTTGACCTTTAAATCTTTTTACACTGTCATCTGAATTTATTCCTACAATTAAGCGACTCCCTAATGCACTAGCTTCTTTTAGTAAATGCAAGTGTCCTTTATGCAAAATATCAAACACTCCGTTTGTAAAAACAATAGTGTCCTCAATATCTTCCAAAGAAAGTTTATATGTACCTAAATGTTTAACACTTTCTGTTGCACCTTTGGAAGCAAGTTCTAGGCACTCTTTTATACTTTTATTTTTCGTAAGACCGTAAACAAAGGCAGCAAGAAAACAATCTCCTGCACCTGTAACATCACTTACTTCAACTTGTTCTGGTATTAGAAAATGATGTTCACCTTCGAACTCGGCTTTTATAGCACCAGATGCATTTGTTACAATTACATTACCTTCATGTTTATCAAAATTAAAATCTTTGTATTCTTTTGCGTTAGGTTTTACTAACCATGCATTTTTATAATGCTTGTAATCTCTTTTAGGATCTACAATTACTTTACATCCATGACTATTAATATGATCTATAATTTCATTACAATGATCTAGCACACCTTTGTTATAATCACTTAGTATAGCATAATCAAACATTGAAAAATTACTTTTTAGTACATTTTTTAATACTGCATCACCGTCTGCTTGTGCATCTTCATCTAGTCTTGTGATGTAATGTCCATCGGCTATAATTCTAGTCTTTACACTTTTTGGTTGCTCATTAGATACTAGAGTTACATCTACCCCTAGATTTTTTAAATTTTGGCTAACTAGACCTGCGCCGCCTAACGTTGTTTTTACGTTTTCTATATTTACAATAGGGACAGGAGCTTCAGGACTAATCCGTGTAGAAGTACCGTAGATATATTTGTCAGTAATTACATCGCCTAAAACTACAACTTTCATACTTTATTATACTATCTTTCTGTTTATTTGTCAAGCAAATTAATAGTTTGGAAAACTGTTTCTAATTTACCTAAATTAATTTTACTTTGAAGAGTGTTACGTAATCCGTGATGCAAAGGTTTTGGCCACTTAGTAAAACTGCACCATGCGTAACCATCATGTTCGTTATTAAGTTGCGGAATAAATTCTCTTTGCACTACACACAAATACGTATGGAAAACAAATTTTTGGTCATTACTAAGAAAACTTTCTAGAGGAAGTGTTTTTTTGATTGTAGGAAGATCACCTATTTCTTCTGTAATTTCACGTTTCAACCCTTCCCAAGGAGTTTCCGCGGCTTCATTTGTTCCGCCTACTAGTCCCCAGACATCAGATTTCTTACCATTAGTACGGTGTAAAAATAAAAATCTATTTGTGTCTAATGTGTAGAATAATGCTCCACTACAAACAATACTTGCATTCATACAAGTAATTATCCTGCTAGTGATAACCTCCAGGTGCCAACTGGATAGTCACCATCTATGCTTAACAGCCATTCGTTATTTGAAAACCGATACTGTGTTTGAGTGTTTAGATTTGTTGTATATGTAGTTGCTGTCGTTTCCGATGCATCAAATATTATATTCCATTTAGAACCATCCCATTCTACTATGTCATTAATACTAGCTACAAGGCCAGTTCCGTCTGCATTTGCCCATGCCGCAGGAACATTTGTTGCTGATGCATTTCCTACATCGTCTAATAAAAGTAATCTTACACCTGCTGCTTTTATAGATGTAGGATTATAATTTGTAGGATCTATAATATAATCTATACTTGTCCTACCATTGATTATAGTATCTGAAGGGAATGTATCAGTGTCAAAAGTAATTGCAATCTTACCTTCATCTAAAGGATTTAAAGCAAATGTGCCTGCTACAGTGCTTGCATTGTCACTACTTGTAAGATATATTTGGCTGATACCTGCAGCATACGTACCTGGTAATGCTGTAAATATTTCTCTCCAATTTTTATTTCCTGCAACTCCATTAGCTATTAGTTGTGCAGTACCTTGGTTTACGTATACTCCATATTGTGCATAGTTTACACTTGCCATTTTATCAGTTGAATTTGTTGATGGCCTATTACCTCTATTATCTTTACTAATACCAGCTATGTCTGTATCGTCATATGCATTTAATTCTGGACGTGAAACGCCATCTTCTATCGTTCCGGAACTTTCGTCAAACATACTTGTTATAATGTTTGTAATGACACCCATCTTACGAACTTTAGTAGGAGGACTAATATAAATTGGCACACTAAAACTTAGTGTAGCAATATCTATTTCTGAATCAACACCAACTGGAACACTTCTACTGCTCCATTGAACGTTTTCTAAATGGACAGCAGTAATACTAGTCCAGTCAATAAAGTTGTCAGTAGTTTGCATTTCTAAGCTTGGATTAAACAAAACTAGTATCTGTTCCATTATCTGCAATTTTTGATCAGTATTACTTGCCCATATATCAGCATTAACACGCATCAAATAAGGAGTTGGTATCAATCTTTCTACAGTATAAGCTTTACCTTCTTGATTAATATATTCTTTATTAGTTTCATCGTATGCACGTTCTCTAATATTTACATTCCTAGTATAAGTTGCATCTGTAAGTCTATCTTTATCTAATTCTAATCCAGTAATGTACACGCTTATTCTAGGCGCACTTGGAAGCTTATTTTCACTATTCTCTCTTATTATATTAGCTACTTGCCTTGTCAGGTCACCGTACATTACAGGTACGTCTTTAACTTGCCCGTCTCCATCTTTGACAGGAAAATTACTTAGAATACGCATC